ATAAAGGTTTCCATCACTTTTACCTTGATATGTTTGTGAATCATAATATAATCTTGAAAAATTAAAATCTCCTCTTTTTTCTCCTGAAGTTATTAATGGGCACAATATAGGTCCTAAGGAGGCTTGTAACCTTGCTTTTATATTTGTTGCATCATAATCTAAACTATATTGATTTAAAGTGCTTAATGCTGCTAATTTATCATCTCTCAAAACATCTTTTAAATTTACTGTCTTTCCAAAAAATGTTATTTTATAAGCATAAATTTGATTATTTTTTAATTCTGTTCCTGTTAATGTTACATAACCCTCTTGAAATGTAATGTTATTTAATTCAATTAATGCCTCTACTTTATCTCTTGCATCAAAACCATCTACAATATCATAGTTGTAATAATGTTGGAATAATTTGCAGGGTCTTTTATGTTTTGGATAGATTGATTAAATGAAACCTGTTCATCTTTAAACAAATCTACTCTTTGATTATTAATATATAGTTGTAGTTTTTGCATTATCTAATGTTATTTATATAATCTGCTGATAATTCAAAGTCAAATGTGTATTCTATTAATTTATCATTTAATGATGTCTTTTGCACCATACTGCTTTTTGTAACATTAACTGGGACAACTTCTGTTTGGTCTATCCTGTTATATAATTTATTTCTTGTAAGCCAAACTTTTTCCGATAACATTAATTGTTCAAACCATTGATTGCACCATTCAGGATAATATCCAGAACTTAATGTAAATTTTTGACTTGCTGTTGTATTAAAAACTTGTTTGGTATGTTGATTAACACTATAAGTTCCTGTTGATGAAATTATATTTCTTTGAAATTGCTCTTGTTTTTTAGAAGTAGTATAAACTGTTTTTAAAAAAAACCAAATATCTTGTAATGCTCCAAATTTATTTACAAATGTAATTTTATGACCATCCCCATATTTAGTACAATCTATTCTATTTATATTAACTGTAACCCCCATTGTAGTTCCTATAATTTCTGATTGATTAGAAGTATAAGAATAATAAGTCATAACACCTGCCGTTGTAATACCAGCAACAACACCTGCGTAACCAACAGGTACATATATTTCTGCATCTGCTGCTGGGTATGGTTCTCTTTCAAATAAAGTGTTTGGTAAACTTGTAAAAGGTACAGTAGGATTTGCACCTTCCATAAAAGTTCCATAAGCATCATATCCTATGTCAGTCCATTGTGTGCCATTAACTAAACTATCACTTCCAGTATAAGCGTTTATAGCTGTAACTATTGTTAATGTTTGAGCAGTATATGTTCCGTCAAAAGTTATATCTAAAAAATCTCTACATAGTTCTGCTATTTCAAAAAGAGCAGTTTCGCTCGGAGCTACTTCTTTTCTTAACGTATACTTTAGTGAACCATCTATTGTAATAGTACATATTGCATAAGCTGAATTTGCTCCTGCAGTTATATATTTATATTGTGGACTTCTTAATGCTATTGCTGCCATTGTTTATTTTTTTGTTCCTAATATTATTCCTTTTTCTATATCTAATATAAAGTCATTTACTAATTCTTCTGGCAGTCTTTTAAAAGCTGCTTCAAATGGTTTAGTAAAAAACATACTTGCTTTTATACCTTTATTTTTTATACTATGTGCAAGAATATATCCCATAGTTTCGTATGAGCCATATCTACCTTTTTTATCTCTTGGCTGTAATCCTACTCGCCTTGCAAATTTTGAAAACACTCCTGTTTTTTTTTCAAGACCTATTAAGTTGCTACTTCTCTTATAAGAAAAAGGAGACTTCTTATTTACAATATAATTAGACTTAACTCCTTTAACACCTTGATCTTGATATGCACCATATTCTTCCATTAAAAAGTTTATTAGAAAACCTTTTTCTTCTTTATCAAGTGTATAAGTAATTGAGTTGTATAATTCTTTAGATGCATTATGGTTACCTTTTGTCAAATTTGTTCTTGACTGTTGGACTACATAATTGCCAAAATCTTTTAATGCTTTATTTATATTGTCAAAATTCATTAACAGATTCTTATGTCGTTATAAATTACTATGTCCATTGTTGCAGTCCATCCAGCTAATTGGTTT